CTATGATTCCAATAGACCCGATAACAGCGTTAGAAGGACTACAGACTGCAATCAGCGTAGTCAAAAAGGCAAGCAAGGTCGCAAGTGATCTGGCTGGATTGGCTCCATCCATTGCTAAGATGTTTGATGCCAAGAGCACCGCTACCAAGGCGATGCTTCAGGCCAAGCGTACTGGGGGTAAATCCAACCTTGGTGCGGCGTTACAGATTGAGATGGCCTTGGATGAGGCCAAGCGGTTTGAGGAGCAGCTAAAGATGCTGTTCATGCAGGCGGGACGCATAGACGTATGGAATGCGACCAAAGCTCGTCAAGCTGAGATGGATAGAGATGATGCCAGAGAGATGGCAGAGCTAAAGGCTGAAGAGAAGCGCCGCAAAGAAGAAGAACAAGAGCAGATGGCGTGGGCAGTTGGGATTGTTGTGATTGTGATGCTCCTAGGCGCAGTTGGGTGGGGGCTTAATGAGTTGGCTGAACTGTGTGCCAAGACAAGGTGTGGTCGGTGAATGAATACCAGAAACAGTTTGACCTCTTCCTCAAAGTCTTTGTCAGGCTGTGTGTGGCTTGGTGGGTGCTTGGACTGCTCCGCTTCTTGCCAGACGATGTTGCTAAAAAAGTATTAGGAATGTTTGGTCTATGAGTGACGAAAAGCCATCAGACGTATTGAGCAAGGTGCTGTCCTATGTGGATAGCCCATTCAAGCTGTTTGCGCTGCTGCTCATGGCGGTGTTTGCGTTTGCTGGGTACTTTGTTTGGCAGAACCAAGAACTGTTGATGGGGGCATATAAAGAGTCTAAGAGAATGCCAAGCATTGTTGAGGACAGAGTGGAAGACGCTGCCGCCCACTTGTTTAAAACAACCAACGCTACCATTGTGGCTGTATTTAAAGTAAACCCTATGTTTGGAACCAGAGTGCTGCATCGTGCTTACACCAAAGAGGGTAGAGACAAAACCAATGATGGGCTTGATGTTGGGCTGTTTACTCAAAACCAAGCTAACAACGCTGATGTGATTAAGCTGATGGCAAGTGAGATTCCTTGTGGCGAGTACAAGTCAGCGCAATCTGAAATGGGTTTATGGTATATCGCCAAGGGGGTTGCCTACACTTGCCGAGTCAGCATCCCACCTGATCCAAGCCGGTTTGTTGGACAAATCACTGTAGGCTGGGATAATGAACCCGCTGACATTCAAGTAACAAGAACCATGATGGAAATTGCAGCAACCATGCTCAGTAAAAGCAAACAGTAAAGGATCAATATGCTGACACTACTCTCAACCTTAATCTCATTTCTGATGGGCGGTTTGCCCAAGATTTTGGAATTCTTTCAAGACCGGGCAGATAAGAAGCATGAGTTAAACCTTGCCCAGATGCAGATCACCCGTGAATTAGAGCTTCGTAAAGCAGGCTTTGAGGCGCAAGAACGTATTGAGCACATCAAGTCAGAACAGCTAGAAACAGAGAGCGCAGCTAACACCAAGCAGATTCTGATCGGCGCTCAGCAGGCTGAAATGCAGGCTATCTATGCCCACGACACAAGTTTAAACGAGGGGACTTCTACATGGATGAAGAACCTCCGAGCCTCTGTTCGTCCCGTTATCACATACGGCTTCTTCTTCCTGCTACTGTTTATTGACATTGGTCTGTTCGCCTACGGCTGGAACAGTGGTGTGCCGTTTACTGAGTTAGCCGAGATGCTGTGGGACTCTGATACCCAAGCTCTGTTTGCTTCTATTATTGCTTTCCACTTTGGTGGCCGGGCGTTTGGCAAATGAAAATATCAGCCAAGTGTTTAAACATGATTCGTCATCACGAAGGCGTGAGGCAGAATCCCTACAAATGCCCTGCAAAGCTGTGGACTGTGGGCGTTGGTCATGTCATGTTCCCAGAGCAAGGCAAGCTCAAGATAGACCAGCGGGATGCCTTTGTGCCACCGCCAGAGGCCATGCGAAAACACTCAATGGAGGAAGTCGATGCAATACTTAGGGCAGACCTTGCTCGGTTTGAGAAAGGCGTGGCTACTTATTGTCCTGTGCCTCTTACTCAAGGACAGTTTGACGCATTGGTATCTTTTGCTTTCAATGTAGGATTGGGCACTCTCCAGCGTTCAACCCTGCGTCAAAAGGTACTGCGTGGTGATATGGCCGGTGCAGCAGAAGAGTTGTTGAAATATTGCATGGCGGGGGGTAAAATTCTCAAAGGGCTACAGAATCGCCGTATTGACGAGCGGGCCGTGTTTTTATCCTAGGACTGCCCATGCCATTAAAGAAACTTCAGCAGAAAGCCGGTGTAAACAGAGAAAATACTCGATACACATCGGAGAATGGCTACTATGTTTCGGACAAGATAAGATTTCGCCAAGGCACACCAGAGAAAATTGGTGGCTGGCAGCGCATTTCTTCTACGATATTCCAAGGGGTTTGCCGTTCTTTGTGGAACTGGGTGACTCTGGGCGGGCAGAACTTGCTTGCTGTAGGTACAAATTTAAAGTACTACATCGAGTCTGGCGGTGCGTATAACGACATTACTCCCTTGCGCAAAACCCCAGCAACGCTTGCTAACAACCCATTTGCTACCACATCAGGCTCAACTACAGTAGTTGTAACGGATGCTACGGGCGGTTATATCAATGGTGACTTTGTAACCTTTAGCGGTGCTACAGCTGTTGCCGGACTAACCCTTAATGGGGAATATCAACTCTCTACTATCGGTGCGTCTACAACAACATATGAAATTACAGCGGCGTCTGCGGCTAATGCAACAACTACGGGCGGTGGGGCAGCTGTCGTAGCGGCATACCAAGTTAATGTTGGTACGGCGTTTGCCATTCCTTTAGTTGGTTGGGGCGCGGGCGCATGGGGGTCTGGTACGTGGGGTATTGGTTCGGCATCAACCAATCAGATGCGTATCTGGAGTCAAGCTAACTTCGGTGAAGACTTAATCTTTGGCCCTAACGGCGGTCAGATCTATATCTGGAAAGCCAATACGTCATTGACAACACGGGGTGTTTTGATTTCTAGTTTGGTAGGGGCTAGCTCTGTTCCTACGGTCCAAAACTTAATTCTAATTTCTGACTCATCTAGGTTTACGTTTGCGTTTGGCTGTAACGACTACGGCTCTGCTGACCAAAACCCAACGCTCATTCGTTGGTCTGATCAAGAAGATTACCTTGAATGGTTTCCTGCTGCGACCAATCAGGCTGGTAGCTTACAACTGTCGCACGGCTCAAAGATCGTGACTGCCTTGCAGTCTCGTCAGGAAATCTTGGTTTGGACTGATTCTTCTCTGTATTCTATGCAGTACCAAGGACCGCCAGCTGTTTGGGGCGCTCAGTTATTGGCAGACAACATCTCTATCGCTGGCCCAAATGCGTGTGCAATTGCGTCTGGTGTGACTTACTGGATGGGTATTGATAAGTTCTACAAATACGATGGCCGTACACAGACGTTGCGTTGTGACTTGCGTCAGTACATCTTCCAAGACATTAACTTAGAACAGGCCGCTCAGATCTTTGCATCTACCAATGAAGGCTTTAACGAAGTCTGGTTCTTCTACTGCTCGGCCAACTCATTTACGATTGATAAATACGTTACCTATAACTACGCAGAAGATGTGTGGGCGTATGGAACAATGGCCCGTACAGCGTGGCTTGACTCTGCGTTGCGCCAGCATCCAATGGCGGCTACCTACAGCTACAACATTGTGTTCCACGAGCAGGGCAATGATGACAATGAAACAGGTACAACCCTGCCGATTAACGCAGTGATTGAGACAACTGAGTTTGACATTGATGACGGCGATCACTTTGGGTTTGTCTGGCGTATCGTGCCTGACATTACCTTCAGGGGTTCAGATACGGCCTCCCCGCAAGTGACCATGACTTTGATCCCAATGCAGAACTCTGGCTCTGGCTACAACAGTCCAATCTCTTTGGGTGGTAACTCGGATGCTACGATTGTAAGAACAGCTACGGTGCCGATTGAAGAGTTTACGGGTCAGGTATACGTCAGGGTGCGTGGCCGTCAGATGATTATGAAAGTGGAGTCTAACCAACTAGGTTGTGCATGGCAGCTGGGTAGCCCCCGCATTGACATCAAACAAGATGGCCGCAGAGGTAACTCATGAGTGTCATCATCACATCAGAGTTTGAGCTTCAGCGGGTACAGCCTCCCGCGTTGCCGTTTGCTACGCCGGTATATAACGAACAGTACCAGAACCAACTTAATAACATTTTGCGTCTGTACTTTAACCGGCTAGAGAACATACTTAACCAACTTGACTCAGGCACTTTTCAGCCGCCCTTAACAAACTATACTGTCGCAACACTTCCTAGTGCGGCTACATCTGGTAAGGGTGCTCGGGCGTTTGTAACTGATGCGTTAGGTCCATCGTTTGGAGCTACTGTTGTGACTGGCGGCGCTGTTGCTGTGCCCGTGTACTCAGATGGAACAAATTGGAAAGTTGGTTAAACATGGCAAGATTTGATCGCGACCTTGGTTTAGTTAGATACGATTTTGAAGACGGTGGCTTCGGGATGGATGGTCCTTCTCAGGAAGAATTC